ATACATATCGTCTAATAAAAAGGTAAAAAATAGGTATAAATAAAACAGGAAACTTTTTGTGTAAATAGTGACTTCAAAGGCATTTAAAGATATTAACCTTTCATTCAAACGTCATCCTGTGACGAATGATCTTGTTGTGTTAAAAAATGAAGATGCCATTAAAAGATCTGTTAAAAATATTGTTTTTACAATTTTAGGTGAAAAACCTTATGATCCTCTTTTTGGATCAGTAATTAATAATTCATTGTTTGAATTAAATACAACTCTTAATGAAATTGGAATTGTTGATGAAATTGAATCGTCATTAAAAAGATATGAACCTAGAATTAGTGATATTGTTGCAACAGCGACGATTAGACCTGATTCAAATGAGGTAAATGTCACAGTTCAATACACAATTGTTGGAATTCCAGCACCAGCACAAGAAGTGGATGTTATTCTTTTCCCAGCTAGAGTATAATGGCTTTTGGACAATACGTTAATTTAGATTTTGATGAAATAAAACAGTCCATCAGAGATTATCTGAGGGCAAATACAAATTTCACCGATTATGACTTTGAAGGGTCAAACCTTTCAATCATAATTGATGCGTTAGCATATAATACATACATTACTGCATATAATACCAATATGGCAGCGAATGAGTGTTTTCTGGACTCTTCTACACTCCGAGAAAACGTCGTTGCACTTGCAAGAAACATTGGATATGTGCCAAGATCAAGAAGATCAGCGAGAGCAAAGATATCTTTTACTGTAGATGATCTCACTGAGACATCATCTCTTAAAATTAATGAGGGCGTTGTTTGTAACGGTGCTGGACGTAACTCAAACTTCGTATTTTCACTTCCTGAAAGTATCACAGTTCCTGTTAAGAATGGAGTCGCAATATTTGAGAATGTTGAGATCTTTGAAGGCAACTTTGTAAGTCAAAACTTTACTTTTGATAGTTCCTTGTTTAATCAAAGATTTATTCTTGATAATTCATTTATTGATACATCAACAATAAAAGTTAAGGTTAAACCATCAGAGTCATCAACTGCATTTGTTAATTATCAACAAATTGATAATATTGTTGGTGTTACATCTACCTCTTCATCATACTTACTACAAGAGATTGAAGATGAAAGATATGAATTAATCTTTGGTGATAACGTAATTGGTAAAAAACTATCAAATAACAACTTCATAGAGGTTTCATACGTTACAACTGATGGAAAAGAAGGAAATGGCGCTTCTGACTTTAGTTTTGTAGGTAATATTACTGATCAGGATGGTGGAGTCATTGATGCAGGCAATATTTCACTTGTGACAACCGTAGAAAAGTCAAGAGATGGTGATGATATTGAATCAATTTCATCAATCAAGTATTTTGCACCAAGAATTTATTCATCTCAGTATCGTGCAGTCACCTCTTCTGACTATGAATCTGTTTTAGGTTTCATTTATCCAAACGTAGAGTCTGTAACTGCTTATGGTGGTGAAGAAATGACTCCACCTCGTTTTGGCAAAGTTTTTATCTCTGTTAAACCAAGAAATGGTGATTTTCTATCAGATGAAACAAAAAGAGAACTTATACAAAAATTAAAGAGTTATGCGGTTGCTGGCATCGTCCCAGAGTTCATTGATTTGAAGTATCTGTATGTAGAACTTAAAGTTAACGCTTATTATAATCCAAGTTTAAATGATGATGTGAATAACTTAAAAACTTCAGTCTCAAATGCACTTGAACAATACTCAAGATCAATTGATGTGAATAAATTTGGTGGTAGATTCAAATATAGTAAAGCAGTCTCACTAATTGACTCTGTAGATTCATCAATCACATCCAATATCACTTTAGTTTGTATGAGAAGAAATCTAAGAGCAGAAATTGGAAGATTTGCTCAGTATGAACTTTGTTATGGTAATCGGATGTATCAAGCTGAGCCTGCATATAACATCATATCAACAGGATTTACAATAGAGGGTGTTCCAAACGTTGTTTATCTTGCAGATGAAAAAATTTCAAGTAGTAGTGGAAGAATTTTCTTCTTTACTTATGTGGAAGGTGGAGAACCAACTATAGTTAAGAAAAACGCTGGAACAGTTGATTATTTGCATGGAGAAATTCTTATAGATACTTGTAACATACTTTCAACGGTAATAGAGAACAACGTAATTGAAATTCAAGCAGTTCCTCACTCAAATGATGTGATTGGACTGCGTGATTTGTATGTTAAGTTTGATATGACAAATACAACTTTAACTATGGTTCCTGACACAATTGCTTCTGGAGAAAACACATCAGGTTCAAGGTTCATACATACACATAGTTACTATATGCCGAAGTTTACTCGTGATTCTAAATCTGAAGTATCTACAACAGGTTTAGTCACTAGTGCAACCGCAGCTTCCACTGCAACTACCGTTACATCATCATCAACAAGTGCTGCGAGAGCTGCAGCAACAACAACTACAAGTGCAAGTAGTTCAACAACCGCCACAGGTGGTGGATCTAGTTCAACTCCTAGTTCTGGTTCAGGATATTAATGATTGATACTTCAATACAAAGAGTAGAGATAAATCAGGTAATTGAAAACCAGTTACCTGAATTTGTGCAAGCAGAAAGTCCACTTTTTGTGGATTTTTTAAAACAGTATTATATTTCTCAAGAGTTTCAAGGTGCATCTATCAATATTGCAGAAAATATTGATCGTTACACAAAATTACAAACTTATGTAGGTGCTGCACTTACAGAATTTACTGGACTATCTACTGATACTCAAGCATTTTCAAACACGATATTTGTAGACTCTACAAAAGGTTATCCAGATAAGTACGGATTACTTAAAATTGATGATGAGATTATTACATATACTGGAATTGGTACAACTTCATTTACTGGTTGTGTTCGTGGATTTAGTGGTGTCAATGCTTTAAAACAACCAACAAAACCTGATGTTTTAGATTTTAGAACATCTGTTGGTGTTGCACATACAGGTGGATCAAAAGTTCATAATCTTTCTAATATTTTTATTCGTGAATTCTTTAAAAAATTAAAAACAACATTTGCAAGTGGTTTTGAGAATAGAACTTTAAATAGTGATTTAGATCAAGTCAAGTTTATTCGTCAAATTAAAGATTTTTATAGAACGAAGGGAACAGAAGAATCATATCGTATATTATTCAGAGTTTTATATGGTGAAGAAGTTAATATTATTAAACCATCAGATTTTTTAATTAAACCATCAGATGCTGATTATGGATTTGGTCAAGATTTTGTTGTTAGATCAATAGAGGGTAATCCACAGGATTTAATCGGATCTACACTTTTTCAAGATAAAGATAAAGATGATAAAAATATTTTAGGTGCCTCTGGTGCGATATCTAATGTTAAAGACTTTTTATATGATGGTGAACATTATTATCAAATTACTTTATCACAAGATTCAATTGATGGTGATTTTGTGGTTCCAGGCAGAACTCGCATTACAAACCCCGTATCAATTGGTGCGACTGTAATCACAGTTGATACTACAGTTGGATTTCCAACAAGTGGATCTATTTTATTACCACAAGCAAATGTATCAGGAATCGTAACTTACACTGGTAAAACTATCAATCAATTTACAGGTTTAGGCACTATGAAAGATGCCTTAATTATTGGTAATGATGTTAGATATAATAACGTTGCGTATGGATATTCTTTTGCAAATAATACTAAAAAAATAGAAGTTTTAATCACTGGTGTTTTAAAAGACTTCCCGATTCCAGACACAACTTTTTATTTCAATAAGAGTGATAAAATTAAAGTTGGAACTTTTGGTATTAATAAAAGTTCTGAGGATCCTCATTTTGGATCATGGGTTTATAATACATCAGTTAAATTTACTCCAAACACCGTTACTCGTATATCTTCAAGTAGTTTTAACATTGAAACAAAATCTGCTCATGGACTTTTAGAAGAGGATCAAGTAGAGGTATTAGATGGACAATCTCGTGTAATTGGTACTGGTCGTGTTTTAACTGTTATTGGAAGTGCAACTTTTGTTTTAGGTGATTTGCCAAGCGTTGGTGAATTTAATATCGCCTTTATCCGTAGAAAACTCAAAAGAGGAAACAGTTCAGTTCATACTAATATTCAAAAATATACTGTTGACGTTCAAAATACTTATGATCATGAGATTGGTAATGCTTTTGCAAAACCTCCACACCCTCATGTATACGTTGCCTCACCCTCTCTACCGAGTTTAGGTAATGAACCCATTACTGCACCAGATCGTTCTATATCATGGACTGGCGCGACAGGCGGCGACCTTATACAGTTGATACAGGTTACAGAAGGTGCAGCAGATCATGGTTTCTATTCTGGAGAGGTTGTCACTTATAATGTAATCAGTGGTTTCCTAGGACAACTAATTGATGGTAAAAATTATTTTGTAAGTCGTGTTGATTCAAACAATATTCGTCTTGCAAACTCATTACCAGATCTAATCAATGGTGATTTCGTTGATGCAACTGGTACTGGAACATTTAAGATATCAGTTCCAGATCTTGCAAATAAAAAACTTGATCATCAAAAATTATTAAAAAGAATTTCAATTAATCCCCTATTTGATGGTGTTAAAAGAGAGACATCTCCAGGCACAACTGGAATTTTAATTAATGGAACGGAAATATCAAATTATAAATCTGGAGATGTAATTCAATTTGGTGGTGTTGAATCAATTGATGTTTTGGAAGGTGGTAGTGAATATGATTTGATTAATCCTCCAAAAGTAGATGTCACAAGTTTAGCTGGTGCTGGTGTAAGTGCAACTGCAAATATAAAAGGTCAATTTAAAAGAATTGACATTCTTGATCCAGGCTTTGATTATGTCTCACCTCCTGTAATTGAAATTAGTGGTGGTAATGGAAAAAACGCGATTGCAAGAGCAAGGTTGAAACAAGTAGATCATTTTGTAGATTTTGACGCATCATCTACAGGTAATGCAATTAATATTGCCGATGATACGATTGGTTTTGGAACTTTCCATAAGTTCCGTGATGGAGAAGCTGTAATCTATAAAACCTTTAATACAGGATCAATTGGTATTGCGAGTGCTGGTATCACTACAACTGCGATTCAACTTAATCCAGATCAAAGACTCGTTGACGAATCAATATATTTTGTATCTAAAGTTAATCAAACGACAATTAAACTTGCAAATAATAAGAATGATGCTTTAACCAAGTCCAATCTCATCAATCTCACTGGATTTGCGGATGGTTCTCAAAGATTTCAAAGTTTAAGAAAGAAATTTGTTTTAGGTCAAATTATCATAGATAATCCTGGCGAAGGATATGAAAATAAAAGAAGATTGGTTACTACAGCTGGTATTAACACATATTCTGATTTTATTCAATTTAAAAATCATGGATTTCAAGATGGAGAGTTAGTTAGATATTCACATTCAGGAATTGGAATTACAATTGGAGGTCTTGATACAGAACAAGATTACTATGTTTTAAAAGTAAGTGAGGATAGATTCCGACTTGCATCTGCTGGAATTGGAACAACTTTATCTAATGCAAATTATCTTTCAAAACAATTTGTTGGATTAACATCAGTGGGTTCTGGAGATCATATTTTTAATTATCCTCCAATCGTTGTAAATGTCAAAGGGACAATTGGAATTAACACTGCACATCCAGAAAATTATCATGCAAAAGTCAATCCAATCGTTAGAGGTTCAATTACTTCTATTAACGTAGAAAAACCTGGCCTTGGATATGGATCTCCAACTACTTTTAATTTTAGTATTCCACCAACTGTTCGTGTTTCTTCTGGATCATCATCTGAATATAAGGCGATTGTATCAAATGGAAGAATACAATCTGTTATTGTAACTCGTTCTGGTGGCGAATATACTTCCGCACCAGATTTAACTATTTTAGGTGATGGTGTTGGTGCAAAAATTATATCATCTATTAGTAATGGAATCGTAGATAATGTTACAGTTGATAATGGTGGTGTCGGATACTCAACTGCATCTGTTGGTGTTCAAGAGGTCATTCCTGGCTCTGGTGCAATTTTCTTACCTAAAATTAAGTCTTGGGCAGTTAATAATGTAAAAAGGTATGAAGATATCTTCTTTGAAGATGATGGATTCTTAACTCGTGGTGATAATGATGAGGGAATTAAATTTACATCTTTTTACGCACCTAGAGGTTTAAGAAAAATACTTAAACAAAAAAATAGTGATGGCACAGTAGATTACACATCAAACGATTTAAATCTTTTAAACAATGCAGAACAAGCGTCATTAAATCACTCACCAATTATTGGATGGTCATATGATGGTAATCCAATTTATGGCCCATACGGATATGATCGTAAAGATGGTGGTGTAGTGAGAGTTATGAGATCTGGTTATGGATTAAAAACAACTAGAGAGAATGGGCCTCCAATTAATACTTTCCCACTTGGATTTTTTATTGAAGATTTTGAATATCTTGGAAACGGAGATCTTGATGAAAATAATGGAAGATTTTGTATTACACCAGATTTTCCAAAGGGAACTTACGCCTATTTTGCTACCATTAATCCAGATAAAAATGAAACAAGTGGCACATTTAAAAACTTTAGAGCTCCAGTATTTCCATATTTAATTGGTGAAAACTTTATTGCAAAACCTGATGAATTTAATTTCATAGAAACAAATAATCAAGATTTAGATTTTAATACTTTAAATTTACGCAGAAATTCAAACCCATATAAACTTGATAGCTCTGGAACTGATTATGAAGGAATACATGATAGTCGTAAATTAGTTGATCAAGAAGTTGAAGTTAATTATGCATCACCAGGCAGAATCAATCAATTTGAAATTTTAAGTTCTGGATCTGGATATCAAATCAAAGATCCTTTGAGAATACAAAACTTAGGTGATGGAAGAGGTTTCTCTGCTGAAGTTGGAAGAGTAGAGGGAAAGGAAATTGTATCTATTGCATCAACGGTTGTTAAAATTGAAAATTTAGTATTTTCATATAACAATGAAAATGGAAATGTTACAGGACTTTCATCACAACCACATGATTTAGTTGTAGGAGATGTTATTTCTGTATCAGGTTTATCAACGGATACTTTAAGAAGATTAGATGGTAGACATCAAATTGGATTTAATACTTCATTCCTTCTTCTAAACACAGGAATCGGAACAACTGGTGCAACAGGGATTGTTACAAGTTTGTCTGTAACTGGTGATTTATCAAGAAATAGTATTCAAGCAAATGATGTTATAGGTATTACAACTGAGAGAATGTTAGTTCTTAACGTTGATGATATCAATGACAAGATAAGAGTTAAGAGAGAATTTGATGGTGTCTTAGGAACTGGACACTCAAGCACTTCTCTAATCACATCTTTAAACAGATCCATAACATTTAACTTAGGTATTAATACTGATATACAAACTAGAGTTAACATTCCATATTACTTTAATCCAATTGAAAGTGTTGCGTTAGGAGAATCAGCTGGTGTTGGTATTGGTTCTACGATTAGATATTCATTCCGTGTCATAGGTGGTGGATCAACAGAGAGATTTGTTCCAACACAAAATATTTTCTTACAGAGTCATGGATTTAAAACTGGTGAAAAACTTTTATATTCTAGTGATACTGGAAATCCTCTTTTAGTTTCAAATGGAATATCAACATTTAGTTTAACAAATAACTCTCCAGTTTTTGCAATTAATGCTGGCGTTAATTTACTTGGTTTATCTACGAATCCAGTTGCGATTGGATCTACAGGTTCAGTTACTGGTATTGGATCAACTGCTTATCAACTATTCTTTAAAGGTCATGGAACAGGTAATGTTCATAGTTTAAAACCACAAAGAGAGGAAATTACTGGTTTTGCAGAGAAAGTTGTCGCTACAGTTGTTTGTAAGGAGTCACATGGGTTACAAGCGAATGATCAAGTTTCAGTTTCACTAACACCAGGCATCACAACTTCATTCCAAGTTGAATTTGATGATACAACTCGTAGAACATTTATTAATCCAATTAATTTTGGTGCCTCTGCTATTGATACAAATAAAGATCAAATCACAATTCCAAATCATGGATATAAAACAGGTGATAAAATTCTTTATAAATCTTCAAACACAGCAAATCCACTAAAGAGTAATTTTACATACTTTATAGTCAGAATTGATAAAAATACAATTAAATTATCTGAATCATTCTTTAAATCTAAGAAATTAGTCCCTGATTGTATTTCACTCACTTCAACTGGATCTGGACACACTATTGCTTTAATTAATCCACCATTACAATTAACTCGTGGATATAAAGTCGGATTTGCAGTCTCGGATACATCTCTCACACAAGTTGTATCTGGTAAGAGAACTCAAGTTTTTGATTTTAATTTATTCAGAGATTTTAATTTTACCAATCCATATTTTAATAATGTTGAAGATGGCGGATTCCAAGTCACAGGTGTTGGGACAGTTGGTGTAACAACAACTGCAAGAGTTGATCTTTCACTTACGAATAACACTCCTGATAATTTATTTTATCAATTAACTCCAATAAATTTTAACATTAATGCTCCTTTTAAAAGAGATCCGATTGTTGATACCGATGTTATAAATTTCTCAAATTTAATTATATCTGATAGTGGATATAATGGTCGTTATTTTGTGAGTGGAATTGGTAGTACAACCTTCTCCTTCGTTCTTCCAGAACAACCTGAGAAAGATGGATATACAAAAGATGAAGCAACTACATTAGAATACAATACTTCTTCTACAACAGCCATAGGAAGTATTAATGATATTAAAATTATTTCAAAGGGAAGAAATTATCGCACTATACCAGTTGTAACTTCAATCGGGTCTACTCTTGGAGTTGGTGGTGTTGTTCGTTTAAACAGTGATGAAATAGGAAAACTTAGAAGATATACAATTAAAAATATTGGATTTGATTACTCAGCTGACAAAACAATTCAACCATCTGTTTCATTACCTCAAATTTTAAGGTTAGATAGATTATCAAAAATAGACAGCATTGGAATTAGTTCTGCTGGTAAAAATTATCTTAACCCACCTAATATTGTTGTTATTGATAGAGTTACAAACACAGTTAAGAATGAGGTTATAACAGCGGTTGATATTCAAGGAACATCCGTATCAGAAGTTAGACTTTTAACAAACACAAATACTTTATATGATTCTAATCCAAGAATTATTGCCACTAATAATAATAATGGAATAAAAGTTAAAAACCTATCATATACAAGTGGAACTAATCTTGTAACTTTAACACTAGAGGGTGCATACGATTCAACAACTTATCCATTTACATTAGGAGATAAATTATATGTTGAAAACATAGGTATTGGATCAACAGGTAGTGGTTATAATTCATCGGATTATAACTATGAACCATTTGTCATTACTGGTGTAAATACAAATCCAGGCGGAGGAAATGCGTCAGTTTCATATAATTTAGATTCATCAGTCACAAGCCCAGGCATCTTTAGTGGCCCGTCATCATCTGGTCAAGCTATACCTTTTGAAAATATTGCACAGTTTAATATTAGTGTAGAGACAAATCAATTTAGTTTAGGCGAAACTGTTAGCACTGGTGATAAAGTTGGAACTGTTGTTGCATGGAATGAGAATAATAAGTATCTTAAAGTTCTCTCAAATGATACGTTTAATGTTGGAGAATCAATTAACGGATCATCATCTAAATCAATCGCATTAATTGAGCAAACCACAAAGTTTGATTCTGTATTCAACATAGACTCAGATTCAGAATTTAGAAGTGGTTTTGGAAAAGAAACTGGTAAGTTAAATGTTGAGTTACAAAGACTAGCAGATAATAATTATTATCAAACATTTTCTTACTCATTAGGAAGTACAATTGATTATGATACATGGAGAGATCCTGTTAACAGTTTAAGTCATGTTGTTGGATTTAAAAACTTTGCAGATGTAAGTGTAGTTTCAACTGCATCAACAGATGATAAGAATCGTAGAAATGCATCAGTCGGTGTTTCATCATCAGTCGCAGTGGTTGTTTCCGATTTAGTAAGTGAAAAAGAGTCTTTACATAATTATTATGATTTTGATTTAGTTAGTGAAAATTCAAAAAATATATCTGGAGTATTTGCATCAGATGAAATTAATTTTGGAAATAGAGTTTTAACTGATTATATTGAATCAAGAACTAACAGAGCAATTACGATTGATAGCGTAAGTTCTGAGTTTAATGATTTACCTCGTGCAACTGCATTCTCTGATGTATTTGACTTTAATATTAATGATATTGATGGAGTCAAGTTCTATGCTATGATATTTGATACTAGATTTTCTGGAGAGAAGGAAATAATTCAGATTAATTTACTTCATGATGGATCTCTTGGATACATGATGCCATTTGGTCGTGTTGAAACTACAATTGATCTTGGTGAATTTGATTTCAATGTTTCAGGTACAACTGGAAACTTAAGATTCCTTCCAGCTAAATCTAAATTTAATAATTATGCATTAAGATTATTTGCGATTGAAACATTTAAAGATACACAATCTGGCATCAGCACACTATCACTCGGAACAGGATATGATATTATTTCTACCTCATCTGGTATTGGATCTACAGATCCATCTCCAGTTCAAGTTGTGGGATTTGGATCAACCGCGATTACAACCTCCAAGTTATTCATCCAGACACAGGAATTGGGTGGAGATCAAAGAACTCAGTTAAATGAACTGGTTGTATTGAATGATAGTGAAGAGGTATATCTTTTAGATTATGCACAAATGATTAATGAGAATACTTCTCAAAGTAATTCTCCAAACGTAGGTCTAGGAACATTTGGTGCAGATGTAAGATCAGGTATCACGAGCGTATATTTCACACCCACCACTGGTGTTGGTGTTACAATGAGAGTTCATCAGGTTGCAATCGGAGGAACTGCAACTGGAATTGGAAGCACAACAATATCACTGACTGAAATATTAACCACAACAACAGATATTGCATCAACAGGAACTCCACAACCAACAAGAATTAGTGGAATCAATTCTGTTACATACACTGCTTTTGATGCGTTAATTGAAATACATGACACTACGAATGACAGATACGCTGTAACTCAAGTGACTGCAATTCATGATACCATTACTCCACAGTTTGTAGAGTTTGGTTATATGGATAACTTTAATACCAATGTAACCAGTTTCTCTGGCATTGGAACTATTGGTGTTGGATATTCATCTGTAACTGGTGGTGACATTGAACTTCGTCTTACACCTCCAGCGAACACAGCAGTTACAACAAAAGTATTTCAATATAACTTTAACGAATCTGGAACTGGTGGAGTTGGTTTAGTCACATTTACAGATTCTAGATTAAAATCAGCTGAGGGATCATATACTGGAACTGAAAATGATGTTAAGTTCTCATTCAATTTAAAACATACTGGTGACTCAATCTTCCATAAAACATTTAACTCATCTGATGCTGCAGTCGTTGATGTTACAAATGATACATTTATAGTTGATAATCACTTCTTCCAAACTGGTGAAGAACTAACTTACACACCCACAGGTGCTGGTACAACAATGAGTATTGGTATTGCAGCAACCTCAATCAGTGGAATTGGTGTTACATCTAAATTACCACCAACAGTATTTGCAGTTAAACTTGCCGAAAATAAATTTAAACTTGCAAGAACTGCTGCTGAGGCACTTCAAGCCGTTCCAAAAGTTATTGATGTTACAGCTGTTGGTGTTGGAACAACACACTCATTTACATCTAAGAATCTTAACTCAAAGGCATTAATTACTCTTGATAATAATATTCAAAGTCCAGTTATACAATCTCCTGTTAATACAACATTAGCATTTGATTCATTACTAACATCTGACTTCATAACTCTGACAGGTATATCATCATTCTTCTCTGGTGATATTATCAAAATTAATGATGAATTTATGAAGATTGATACTGTGGGTATTGGATCTACAAATCAACTTCTTGTTAAGAAAGGACAACTTAACTCTGCATTAGCAAATCATAGTGCTGGTGATACTGTAACTAAGTTCTTAGGTAACTATGAAATTGTAAGAGATACTATTAACTTTACTGATGCACCTAAAGGATCAAAAGGCCCTGCTGGTTTAACAACCACATCTACATTTGTGGGTCGTGTATTCACTCATACTGGCATTCCTGACGGATCTCAAGAAACTTATTCAAACAATTTTGTATTTGATACTTTTGAAAATCAATTTACAGGAATCGCAACTAACTTTATTCTAAAGTCTGGTGGATCAGATGTAACTGGATTTGCAACAAATACAGGTGTTTTACTTCTAAATGAAATCTTCCAAAATCCAAATGATGATTATAATATTATTGAAACTGCTGGTATTACATCTGTAAGTTTCACTGGTGTTGGAGTAACAAATAGTTATGATGTAAATGTATCATCAGTTCCTAGAGGTGGTATTATTGTATCTGTTGGTGAGACATCATCATTCGGATATCAACCTTTAGTAGCTGCTGGTGGAACTGCAATTGTATCTGCTGCTGGAACTGTTGAGTCTGTATCAATCGGTAATAGTGGATCTGGATATCGTGTTGGATTACAAACTAATATTCTTGTGAGAGCTGTTACAAGCTCTGGTGTTACAACAATAGGTAAGGCAAATGTCTCTGCTGGATTAGTTACCTCAGTTACAATTACGAGTGGTGGATCAGGATTTAGTTCTGCAACTCCTCCAACTCTTGAATTTGAAAAACCACTTAATTATGAAAATATGAGATTAGTGGGCAGCACCACAGGTATTGGTGCATCAGTATCTGTTCGTGTTGGAACTGCATCAAGTGTAATTAGTTTTGATATTACAAACTTTGGATATAATTATAAGATTGATGATGTTCTTACAATTGAAGAGGGTGGTCAAGCTGGTATTTTAACTGATGCATCTGCTGGTAGTTCATTTAAAACATTCTCTCTAACTGTTCTTGATGTATTCAATGATAGTTTTGCTGGATTTACATTTGGTGAATTAGAAAAGTTAAATTCATTTGAAGACTTATTTGATGGTACGAGAAGATCTTTCCCGATCACAAAAACGATTGGTGCATCTGAAACTCCAATTACTTTGAGAGCAGCAAAAGGATCTCCAATTCGTGTAGAAGATAATTGTTTAATATTCTTAAATGATATTCTTCAAGTTCCTCTTGAGAGTTATGTTTTTAATGGTGGATCCCAAATTACATTCTCAGAGGCACCAAAAGCTGATGATAAGGTAAGAGTTTATTATTATCGTGGATCTGAACATGATGTCGCTGAGGTTGATATTTTAGAAACAGTTAAGACTGGTGATAGTCTCACAATTAACAAATATCCTGATATCGGTTTGGATGCAGTATTCCAACAAGAACCAAGAACAGTCACAGGTATTACTACATCTGATACTGTAACAACTAATACTTACATTGATGCTGGAATTACAACAGTAAGAACACTTCAGAGACCAGTTACTTGGAAAAAACAAATACAGGATGTGGTTGTTAATAATATTGGAATTGGTAAAGATAGAACTGAATTAGAACCTGGCATTCGTCCGACTGCCTACATTATTAAGAGTGTGTCTGCTGGTTCTACAGAAATATTCACAGATACAGCAGTTCCATTATTCAACCAAGTTGATGATATTGTTGAAACTAAACAAAGTGTTTTAATTCTTGATCGCACAACTAAAACAGGTGTTGCTGCAACTGCAATTGTTTCTGCTGGTGGAACAATATCAAGTGTTGTTATATCTGATGGTGGATCAGGTTACACCGTAGCACCACATGTTTCTATCGGTGTAACTGCTGGAATTGGAACTGTTCATGCTGGAATTGGAACAACATCAACAAATGCTACCGCTACCGCAACTGTATCAGGTGTTGGAACAATATCTGCAATCACTATTAATAATGCTGGTGCTGGATATACAAATACAAATCCACCATCAGTGTTAATTGAACCAGAATCTATAACTCAGAATACTTTAACTAGTATCAAATATGAAGGTGATTTTGGACATATCGTTGGAATTGCAACAACAACTGTAGCTGGAATTGGAACCGCTTTCCAATTAGATTTCTTTATTCCAAAAGATTCTGTTCTTCGTGATACATCAGTTGTTGGAAGTGCAATAACTGTAAGTGGTATTACATCAGGATATTACTTCACCGCATTTGAAACAAATATTGGAAGTGGTTTAACTTCTTTTGAAAATGCGATTGGAACTTCACCAGTTGGAGTTGGAACTTCCTTCATAGATAATATATACAAGGTGCATAGTGCTAAAATTATACAAGGGCCTGCTCTTGGAATAGGTGCTACTGCTCTAAAAAGAGTGACTGTAAGTGTAAATTCTATTGAAGGTTTAACTGTCCCTGTCGGTATAGGCACTACAATTAATCCTCTCTTTTATGGTAAGTTCTCTTGGGGTCGTTTGCATGATTTTGTTACAACAAATGATAGTGCATTTACCGCAATTACAAATGATGGTATTACAGGAATCAAAACTGGCCCTGTGATTATCAGAACTAGGGATTTAAAAGAGTCCTTTACATAACATAAATAAAAACAAAAAGTCTTTGATAAAATGTCAGCAATTATAACTGATCAACTGCGTATATTAAACTCGGAAAATTTTGTAGCTGGTATAGCATCAACTACGAACAGTTATTATGCGTGGATTGGTCTTCCCAACCCAGAAGATTTTCAGTCTGATTGGAGTGAAAATCCACCAGCACCTAAAGATTCTTTTAGTGAAGAGAATGATTATTGGGATACAATGATCGCACTCAAAAAGTTGAATTCAGATGATATTGCAAGAGTTGTTAGAAAAATAACTTGGTCTTCTGGTACAACATATGAGATGTATCGAGATGATTATACTCGATCAAATTTATCACCACAAACTAGTTCAACTAATTTGTTTGACGCAAATTATTATGTGATGAACTCAAATTTTCGAGTTTATATTTGCTTACAGAATGGAACTAATCCAGAAAATACATCTGGAAGACCATCTCTTGATGAACCTTTATTCACAGACTTAGAACCAAGATCTGCTGGTGCATCTGGAGACGGATATATTTGGAAGTATCTTTTTACTATTAATCCAAATAGTATTATTAAATTTGATTCTACAAGCTTTATACCTCTACCTCAAAGCTGGTCAACAAATAATGAAGTTGCTGCAGTTAGAAATAACGCTGCGACTAGTGGACAGTTAAAAATTGTCACAATCACAAATCGTGGTGTTGGTTATGGAACTGCTGCGACTTATAATAATGTTCCTATCAAAGGTGATGGGAGTGGTGGTAAATGTTCTGTTGTTGTGAATGCTGCTGGTAAAATTGACTCTGTTGAAATTACTAATGGTGGATCTAATTACACGTTTGGATCTGTCGGACTAAGTGATGTTGGATTAACAAATCCATCAGGATCAACTGATGCTGGATTTAATGTCATTATTCCACCGCAAGATGGTCATGGTGCAGATGTATATCGTGAGTTGGGTGCAAATCGTGTTTTAATTTATTCTCGTTTAGAAAACGATACATCAAATCCAGATTTCATTGTAGGAAACCAGTTTGCTCGTGTTGGTCTTTGTCGTGATCCTCTTGCATTTGGATCTGATAATAAATTAACTCTTCAAAAAGCTAGTGCTGTTTATGCGTTAAAACTCATTGGTGCTGGTTCAACAACTACGACATTTACAGCAGATTCTGAGGTAACTCAGGAAATTGGTATTGGATCAACTGCTGTTGGTCGTGTGATTAATTATGATGCAACAACAGGTGTTCTTAAATATTGGCAAGATCGTAGACTTGCGATATCAACAGACGGTTCAGTCCCAACTTATGGATTTGAATTGTTTAGATTTAGTGCTGACCCTGCAACTGGAGCTGGAACAACTATATTTGGTGGGACAAGTAATCTAAATATAGATACTAATTTTGGAACTTCTCTAGAGCCTGGTCTGTCTACGTCAATAAATAGTAGGACTTTTAATTTAGGGATGAGTTTTGTGAAAGGTGTCGCTAACCCTGAAGTTGAAAAATATAGTGGCGACATCATCTATGTAGATAATAGAGCTGCAGTAACTCGTAGTTCACAACAGAAAGAGGACATCAAGATCGTACTGGAATTTTAAAGAATCATGCCACAGGAAACTAATCTTAACGTCAATCCATATTTTGACGATTTTGATAAAAATAAAAATTTTTACAAAGTTCTTTTCAAGCCAGGCGCTCCTGTTCAGGCGAGAGAACTTAGCACCCTTCAATCTATTTTACAAAATCAGATTGAACAATTTGGAACTCACTTTTTTAAAGAAGGTTCTAAGGTAATTCCAGGCAACTTAAGTTATGATAATAATTTTACTTGTGTTCAAATAGATGACGCTTTTCTAGGTATACCAGTTTCCTTATACTTAGATCAATTAATTGGATTAAGAATTACAGGTGTAAGATCTGGTGTAACTGCTACAATTAAGAAAATACTTTCAAAGGATGATTCTGATAGAGGAAATGTAACTTTATATGTAAAATATGAAAAATCTGGTGATGACTTCACTACTGAAACGTTTGATGATGGTGAAAGTTTATCTGCAAATCAAGATATAGTTTTTGGAGCAAGTGTAATTTCTGCAAATGAACCTTTTGCTAATACATTAGCTTTTGGTGCAACTGCAATTGGATCTGCAATGTCAATTGGAGAGGGTGTATATTTTATTCGTGGAACTTTTGCTCAGGTTCAAAGTGAAACTTTAATATTAGATCAGTATGGTGGGACTCCATCATATCGTATTGGATTTGATGTTCAAGAAGATTTTGTTACTGCTGATGAAGATCCCTCTTTGAATGATAACGCTGCAGGGTTTACAAATTTTGCTGCTCCTGGCGCAGATAGACTTAAAATACAAATTAGTCTTACAAAGAAAAATTTAGATGATACGAATGATCAAAATTTTATAGAAATTGCTCGTGTTCAAGGTGGTGAATTACAAACGTTTGTAAGAGATACTCAATATAATTTAATTAATGATAGTTTAGCTGCGAGAACATATGATGAGTCTGGTGATTATTATGTAAAACCTTTTGAAGTGTTTGTAAAAGAATCATTAAACGATCAAATTGGAAATAAGGGAATATATACATCCGAACAAAAAACATCTCAAGGAAATATTCCCTCTGATGACTTGATGGTGATGCAAATATCGCCTGGAAAAGCATATGTCAGAGGTTATGCAATTGAAAAAATTGCGACTGGTTTTATTGATGTTCCGAAACCAAGAACAACTAAAACAATTGAACAAGAAGCTGTAACCTACTCAACTGGAGATCCTTTATTCGTAAATAATGTATTTGGATCACCAAGTTTAGGAATAGGAACAACTGCGACTGTTTCTTTAATAGACAGAAGAAGAGGTAATAATGGATCTGAAATAGGTCTTGCAAGATTGTATGATTTTAAGGCACAATCTGCAAGTTTTGTAGATGCAAGAACACAATATGAAACTCGTTTATTTGACATTAAAACTTTTACAAATATTAAAGTTGGGACTGCGATTACATCTTTAACACTTGGAACTCATATAAAAGGTGCAAGAAGTGGTGCAACAGGATTTGTTAAATCGTCAGGAACTAACGTTACTGATTTTAGTTTAATTGATGTTACAGGTAAGTTTATAAAAGATGAATCTATATTACTCAATGGTGTTCAAAATGGAAGAGTTATTACTAAAGTTGATTCTTTTGAATTTAATGACGTAAAATCAATAAAAAGTGCGGTTGGTGTATCAACGTTTGAAGCAGATATTTTACTTGATGATGGAGTTAAATTAACAAATTTACTTTCTGGTAATTTTAGATTGTCTCGTACTGGTGGAAATACTGGAATTATTACATCATCTGGAACTAATTTTGCTGGCATTATAACTTCAAATAACATTATAAGTTATAGCATACCTGGCGAAGTCTTTCCACGATTTAACAGAATTACAGGTGTGACAACTGATGGAACATCAATTACTGTTGCTGGTATCGCAACAGTTAAGAACGTTGCTGGTGGTGGAGTTTTTGGAGGGTCAGTTCCACAGGCTGCCACAAGTGTTGATGTCAATGATCTATTACTTCGTAAAACAACTTTTGAAGTTAGTGAAAATAGTTTATTAACTCCTGTAAGACATAATAATATTGAAAGTCTTGATGTAACAAACACAACTCTTCAACTTAGAAAACAATTCTCTGATATAACAGTAGCTGGAAATTCATTCACTTCACCAAATGCTGGCACGGATTTATTCTTCCAACCTTTTGATGAGGAGAGATATTTTATATCATATGATGACGGATCAGTTGAACCTTTAACGTCAAGTCAAATAACAATTTCCGAGGATAAAAAAACTGTCACGTTTGTCGGATTAAGCAAAGCAACAGGAAAGGCAAATTTATTTGCGACTGTTTTAAAAGCGAAAGTTAAAAATAAACTTAAAAAGATAAATGATGCAAATGTGATAGTTGTTAATCGTTCAACTTTATCAGCTTCTGGTATAGGAACAAATAGTTTAAATGATGGTCTTACATCAAACGGTATATTTGGAACTAGAGTTCAAGATGATAAAATATCATTGAATGTTGCTGACGCTGTTCAATTACTTGCAGTTATAGAATCTAATGATGCTGGAGATCCTGATTTACCATCTTTGACTTTAACAGCTTACGATGGCCCAAGCGGTAATAATTCAGACTTAATTGTTGGTGAAAAAATTATAGGATTAGAAAGTAATGCAGTTGGTTTAGTTGTAGAAAAACCAAATGTTACAACTCTTGGAGTTGTTTTATTAAATCAAAACCAATTTGATGTTGGTGAAAAAGTTAAAGCTTCAAAATCTAGTATTACAGCTTTAGTCACTGCAACGACATCTGGTGATCGTAATATTACAAATCAATATTTATTAGATACAAATCATAAACCAACATATTATGATTTTTCATTTATTGAAAGAAAGAAGGAATTTGAAGCACCAACAAATCGTCTTAAAATTGTGTTTAAAAACTTCTTTGTGAACTCTGATGATACTGGAGATTTTTATAATGCATCAAGTTATCCAATTGAACATAAAAGATTAATTCCAATTGATAGAAACTATGGAGAGTCAATTAGTGATTTAATTGATATTAGACCAAAAGTTTCAAATTATGATACATCATCGTCAATATCACCCTTTGATTTTAGATCAAGATCTTTCTCCTCACAAGGAGATAGTATTCCAGATCCTCTAGTTCCTGATGAAAATTTAATTGTTAACTATGATTACTATCAAGGAAGAAAAGATAGATTATTCTTGAATAAGGCTGGCGATTTTGTATATCTTGAAGGAGTTCCTTCAGATGATCCAAAAGAACCTCAATCCATTGGTGATGCTATTGAAATTGCAAAACTTTCAATGCCACCTTTTGTAGATAATATTGATCAAATCAAAATTGTTAGAACGAAACATAAACGTTTTACAATGGCTGATATTGGAAGACTTGAACAAAGATTAGAGTCTGTTGAATATTATACTCGGTTATCTTTACTTGAATCTAATACAGAAAACTTAAACATAACTGATGCTAATGGATTAACTAGATTTAAATCAGGATTTTTTGTTGATAACTTTAAAAAACACGCATCTCATCAAATATTTCATCCTGATTTTTCTGCAAGCACAGACGCAAAAAATGGATATTTAAGACCTGGCCATTACACTACATGTTTGGATTTAGTAGTTGGTTCTAGATCATTTATAGGTATTGGAACAACTGCAAATCCAACTTTAGATCTTAATCATATTACTGATGTTGATGGTGAAAATATTAGAAAAACTGGAAGACTCTTAACTTTAGATTATACAGAGGAAACAATGTTGAGGCAGATTTATGCTTCAAGAGTTGAGAACGTAAACCCATTCCTAATTGTTTATTACTCTGGTGATATGTTTATTTCTCCAGATTCTGATATTTGGATGGATACTAAGAGAGTAACTGCAAATGTGACTCAAGATACTTCACAATATGATAGCACAGTTGCAGTTTTAGGTATAGATGAACAAACTGGATTTAGTGAAGTTAATTGGGGTGCATGGGAGACAAACTGGACATCTGAAAAAATCACAGAAAGTTTTCAAGAGGAATCAGTTATTAATTTGGGAATTGTTGATCCAAAAGATTTACCAAAAGGAACAAAATTAAATGTTAAACATGTCGCCAACTACAGAATGGTGAAGAAGTTGAACGGAAAATGGGTTCCAAAAGGTGTTGGTAAAATTGCTGATGCAACTTTAGTTACAAAGAGAAAAATAGAAGATGTTGAAGTAACATCTCAACAATCTAGAGAGGGAATACAATTTAAAGTAACTCCAAAAGTTACTGAACAATCACTTGGAGATAGAACTTTAAGTCGTGACATTATTCCTTACATGAGAAAAAGAAATATTGAAATCACAACTCATCGTATGAAACCTAGAACTCGTTTCTATGTTTACTTTGATAATGTTGATGTAACTAAATTTGTCACTCCAAAACTACTTGAAATTAATATGACAAATGGTGTATTTCAGACTGGAGAGACAGTAAATGCATTGGGAATTCCTGAGGCATTTACATTTAGATTAGCTGCACCAAATCACAAAGAAGGCCCATATAACGCACCAACAAAAGTTATTACATTAAATCCTTACGATAATGCAGCTGGTATATCAACTGTATATTCAACATCGTCATCAATCCTTAACGTAGATACCTTTAGTCTTGCGACTCAAGTGCAAGGTACATTTTCTGGGCATGTTACAAATGGCATGAAACTTGTCGGTCAAACAAGTGGTGCAGAGGCAACAATTACCAATGTTAGACTTATTTCAGATACTTTAGGATTTTTAAAGGCTACTTTTGAAATACCAGATCCAAACATAGATGCAAATCCAAGATTTGAAACTGGTACAAAAACTCTTCGTTTAACCACAAGTCCAACAAACTCCACAATTACTGGAACTGTAACTGGATCTGCTGAGGCAAACTTCCAAGCTAAGGGTGAATTAGAAACAGTTCAAGAACAAGTTTTAAATATTAAAACACCACAAATTGAAAGATTGGGTGTTGAAGAGCAAAGAATTCTAAATGATAAAATTACAAGAAGGGTTGAGGGGCCAGCTGGACAGATTACAGAGGTTAGGGGTGTTCAATATTATGACCCATTAGCACAAACCTTCCGTGTAGACGAAACAACTGGTGTGTTTATTACATCTGTTGATGTATTCATGCAAACTAAGGATGAAGAATTGCCTTTAACACTACAGGTAAGAACTGTTGAAACTGGTTTACCAACATCTAAAATATTACCATTTAGTGTTGTTGTTTTAGATCCAAGTGAAGTCAATGTGTCTGAAGATGCATCTATACCTACAAGATTTACTTTTGAATCTCCTGTTTATCTAACAGGTGAACATGAATATGCTCTTGTTCTGGTTACTCCAGCAGAAAACTATAATTGTTGGATATCAAGAATGGGAGAGGTTGATATATCAACTGCAAACTTACCAGATGAACAACAGGTATTAATTAGTCAACAACCATACTTAGGTTCTCTATTTAAATCTCAAAACGGTACAACATGGGATCCAAGTCAGTATGAGGACATGAAATTTACAATTAATAAGGCAGTTTTCAATACAAGTTCAAGTGTTGGTAGATTCTTTAACTCAGAACTAGCAGTTGGTAATGATGAGCTTCCAACTCTAGCACCCAATCCAATCACATCTTTATCTAAAAAGGCAATTGTTGGATTAGGAACAACAATTCCTGACACAGCGGGACTTGTGCCTGGTGTCACAATCAGTCAGTTTGGTAATCTAAACGCATCTGCGACATTAATCAATATTGCTGGTGTTGCAACAGTCGGTGGGCCAAACGATATTACCATAATTAATCCTGGCGTTGGTTATACACCTTCAAGTGGTTCTTTAACTTACAATAGTATTCCAATGATCACTGAAACTGGAGAGGGAAGTGGAGCAGTTGGAAATGTCACAATTAATAATGGAGTTGTAAGTGCGATTACTCTTACAGATGGTGGTAAAAATTATGCAGTTGGTGATACTCTTGGTATTGGAACTTTAGGTCTTGGAAATGGAAGTAGTGCTGTTGTTTCTGTTGGATTAGTTACTGAAAGAAACAGTATTGTTATTGATAATATTCAAGGTTCGTTCAACACAGGTATCGGAACCATAGGATTCAATAATGGATCACAAGTTCTTGGATTAGATGGAACAACTGGTTTAGGAGTTACAGCTGGCGGTAATATTGGAAGTGGGGTAACAATCACAACCTTTGATGTTGACACAAACAATGATGGTTTACATTTCAAAGTTAATCATCGTTCTCATGCTTTACATGCATTTAATAACCTTGTGAAAATATCTGGAGTTGACTCAGATGTTCCTTCAACAAAACTCACAGCAGATTATACAAATAATTCTCTATCAGATATACCTGTAGTTGCATCAGATAACTTTGCGACTTTTGAAGGTGTTGGAGTTGGAACAACGAACTTTGGATATGCAATTATTGGAGATGAAATTATATCATACACAGGTGTTGCAAATGGTTCTATCACAGGAGTTACAACTAGAGGTATTGATAATACAACTAAATCAAGTTATACATCAGGAGAAGTAATTAAAAAATATGAATTTTCTGGAGTTTCTCTCCGAAGAGTTAATAAAACTCATGATATGAATAGCCCTAGTCCAACCGTTACAAACAATAAGGATCTAGATTTCTATCATATTAAAATTGACATGAACAGCGATGGTGAAGATAGAAGTGGTTCATCATTACCAGATCGTTTCTTCTCATCCACAAAAAGAGGTGGTGGATCAAATGTTATTGCGACACAAAATATACAATTTGAAACAATCACACCAAATGTTCAAACAATGACTCCGCCTGGAACTTCTATCGGATCAAGAGTTAGAACAATTTCATCAACTAGTGTTAACGGATCAGAACAATCATTTGTTGATCAAGGATTTGAACCTATATCATTAAATGAGCAAACTCATTTTGATTCAACAAGAATGGTTGCATCAAAAGTTAATGAAGACAGACAATTATCTGATTTGCCTGGAAATAAATCATTAACAATGGAAGTCTTAATGAGTAGTGCAAGTCCAAATGTTTCTCCTGTGATTGATTTGGATCGTGTCAGCACTGTTTTAACAACAAACCGTATTAATAGTCCTGTATCAAACTTTGCAACTGATTCCAGAGTAAATCAAACTGGTCAAGATCCATGTGCATCAACATATGTTTCTAATTTAATTGTTTTGGATAACCCTGCAACAAGTATTTTAGTTGAATTTTCTGCATACCGAAGAACATCATCAGATATTCGCGTATTCTTTAAAACAATCGCACAAGGATCATCAGAAAGTAGTATGGAAAGAGACTTTGAACTTTTCCCTGGCTTTGATAATATTGATCAGTTCGGTAAAGTCATTAATCCAGATAATAATAACGGAAGATCTGATGATAAGGTTTTAGCATCTGTTGGATCTGAATTTAAGGAATATGTTTTCTCATCTAGAGAAATACCAGCATTTACTAAATTTCAAATTAAGATAGATATGGTTGGAAGTGATCAAGCACAACCACCATTAATCAAAGAACTTAGAGCAATCGCATTAGCCTAATGAAAACATACAAACAATTCATGGAGAACATAGCACCTAAGATGATGGAAACCAAACCTGATGAAATGGGTTCTGGAACCGTACAGATTAGAACTCCCGATGTTATAAAACAGGGTGCTGATAAATTTAGAAAATCCACTGGTTTTAATCTCCCTATCCCTTTAGTTAAAAAGAAAGTAAAATCTAAAGTAAAAACAGCATGAGTGATTTTATACCAGTTGAGGGTAAGTCTGGACTATTTCGGGATTCAGATTCCACAGCGATTGTTAATAAAGATAAGAAGGCTTATCTTGCCTACATGGAAAGAAAAAGAGTTATGGAAAATAAAAATAATGAGTTAGATCAAATGAAGAAAGATCTTGATAATGTCAAAGGTGAATTGGGAGATATTAAAGATCTTTTATCTAATCTTGTTCAGAAACTAAATAATTAAAAAAGATGGCAAAAAAGGTAATCACATTTGATCCAGACGTTGCCGTTCCATTCGGTGTAAATCTAACTATATTTTCTGGTGCAGATTTTAACACTGAATTTACTATCCAGACCTCTGCTGGTTCAAGTATAAATTTTACTAACTATACTGGACGAAGCAATATGAAGAAGTCTGCTATAGGAACTGCAAATACTTTTGGTGTAACACTCGGAACCACAGACGGAAAGGTCACTCTGTCTATGGGGTCAACTGAGACTAGAAGTTTAGCAGAGGGTAGATATCTATATGATGTAAATGTGAGTTCTGGTTCTACTTTCTTCAAGTTAATTGAAGGAAACGTATTAGTTAGAACAGGTATTTCAACTTAGAGGTGAATAATGGCTCAACCAAGTTCCAGACAAGGACTAATAGATTACGCAAAGAGACAACTTGGATTTCCTGTTTTGGAAATCAACGTTGCGGATGAACAGTTTCAAGATCTGTTGGATGATGCTGTCCAAATATATCAAGAAAGACATTATGATGGCATATCAAGAGTATATTTAAAATATAAGATTACACAGGAAGATATAGATCGTGGTCGTGCCAGAGGTGGTGGTAAAAGTGCTGGTATTACAACAACTACAGGAACTTCAACTGTAGGATTATCTACAACATTTAATTACGAAGAAAATAATAATTACTTACAGATGCCATCGGCAGTGATCGGAGTCAATCAAGTTTTTAAACTTAGATCTGATACAGTATTTGATGGTTTATTTAATATCAGATATCAGTTATTCTTAAATGATTTGTATCAGTTTGGATCTGTTGATCTTCTACAATATTCAATGGTTCAAACATATCTTGAGGATATTACTTTCTTGTTGAATCCAAACATGAGATATCGTTTCAACATTCGTCAAGATCGTCTTTATATTGATGCTGATTTTACTCAGATGACAGTCGGAGATCACTTTGTCATAGATTGTTTCCGAATCTTAAATCCAGATGATTTTACAAAAGTCTATAATGATCAATTCCTAAAGAGATATTTTACTGCATTATGTAAAAGACAGTGGGGTCAAAACCTAATTAAATTCCAAGGAGTTCAATTGCCTGGTGGTATTCAACTCAATGGTCGTCAAATATATGATGATGGAGAAAGAGAACTTGCAGAGATCAGAGCGAAGATGGCTAGTGATTACGAAATGCCACCATTGGATATGATTGGATAATGACTTTAAATCCATTTTTTCTACAGGGTTCTCAAGGAGAACAAGGTTTAGTCCAAGACTTAATAA